AATTGTATCACCGTTATTTACTCTGATAAAACATTTACCGCTTGTCCCAAGAGCAGAAGAGTGCCCAACTTCTAAGTATATCCATCCATCAGCAGTAGTATATGTTTCAGTAGTTTGTGGTCTCCCGGAAACACCAGCCGCACTATCGGGAGTAAATTTTATTGTATTATCAGCTTCAAACCTTATCCCAAAAAATGTCCCGCCATCGCTTGTTGACCTTGTATGAGAAGCCATAACTTCTGCTGTAGCATTTCTTCCTCTCTTTACCCACATTGAGATTGTGAAGTCTTTTTTAGGGCAATAGTAATCTGTTAATTGTGCATAATCATTTGTCCCATCAAAAGTCCCGCAGTTTGAATTTACTAAACTTGCGTTGTATTTAACTCTGCCTGTGTAAGTCAAAGGGTTTCCAAGAACATCGTTGTCAGTGTCGCTTTCGTCTCTTGGGATTAATACCCCTGCTAATCCTCCTGTCCCATCTGAATATCCAACTTCATTCTGCCAAGAATAAATATTCTGATTGGCGTGGAATGTTGAGAGAGTCGCTCCGTTGATTGTTCCGTGGTTTTCGTTTCCGCTTGAGTCGTAGGATACTGTTCCTGCTCCTTCATCGCATTTGTAGAGAACAGAGATCTTAGTAGTGTCTGCAATTGCAGTACCTGCCTTTACTGCTGCTAAATCCGCAGAGGTTAACTGTCCTTGTGTAATTCTGACTCCAGACATTAACCCACCATAAGGCAAGTAATAAGCAGAATTTTTAAACCCAATCCCTAAAAGCAATGGTAGGCTATTTGTTGCTTCAGTCCCTGTAAAAGTTCCAGTTTTATCTTGAACGCCATTTATATAAATAGATGTAACACCAGCTTCTTTAATAAAAACTATGTGATTCAAAACACCATCATTAACAGAAGTATCGCTAGTAATAGAATTACCATCTCCTGCCGTATTTTTTACATCAGCTACTACCTTTCCAGTATTAGAGATATACATTCTCCACCCATTAACTTTGACAGTTCCGTCATCGTGTTTACTAAATATAAAACCATAATTAGTTTCTGTCGTTTTTATGTATGCCTCTGCTGTAAAGTATTCAGTAGCTTCTACTTTGTCATCATCAGAAATTGTTACGAATGAATCTGTGTCATCAAAGAGATATGCACGTCCTTCTTGAACCGTGCGTGTTTCGTCTCCCATACGATCAGTGAGGGCTTGGTCTCCGTCAACAGTCGTCAACCAGGGAGTGAGGGTTTCTGTTTGTAAAACAGCAGCATCATATCCTTCGATTAGCCCGTCCCTATCATTGCCAGAAGTATCTGGGGCAAATTTGGATCCCTCAACATCCTCAACCGAGGAGAAAGCGCAATTAAGCTCTTCTCCTGAGTTTAGCTTCAGGTTGTAAATCTTAAGATCCCCATCAACCAGAAGAGACTCAGCGTCGAAAGCTGTTGTCACAATAGACAGCGAGTGCCACTGGAGATCGTTTAAAATAGCCCCAGCTTCAGCAGCAGACACGGCATTTTCATCAACAGTGATGGATGAGATTGTGATTCCTCCTGTCGCGGCGATGGCTCCACTGGTGATGGAGATAGTTCCATCTGCATCGAAGTTCAGAATTCTTTGGTTTATCTCGTTCTGCCGAACATCGAGCTCTATTTTAACAACATCAGAGAAGAATTTGCTTTCAAAGAAAACATCGCTCACTGCTCCAACATCATAATAAGTGATGCCAGTTGCTTTGTATTTGTCGCTAAAGAGCCACTGCAGCAGCTGATCCTGCGGAAGACCGCTGGAAAGTAAATTCTCCGCAAACGGGACGCCGGCTCCAACGCCGATTGCTAGGCTCATTGTCAGTGTTTAATACCAGACATATTTCCCCAGATCTGAGTAATTCCAGCATCTGTTCCTGTTTCCAGGATTTTCTTTGTCTGAACTGCGTAACGCGCTCCCTGTAGCACATACAGGTAGACTGTCTCACCGGAGGCTTGGTCGACATACGCAATCAGTCCATCTCCAGTATTGGAGACAATCTCTTTCGTCGCGCTTGTGAGTTCGTCTGTGTCGCTTGGAGTAATGTTTTCCGTAAAGAAACCACCCTGCAAGCTCATCGACGTGTTGCTCATAGTAATAAAGAAGTAAGTTGAACAGCCGACGAATCGGCTGCTCTGTTACGCCTTTATCAGGCTCCGTTGGTGATATCGTAAGTTGCGATGCTCTTTGAGTTCTCTGCAAAGACAGTTCCGCCATAGACATCTTCAGTGAGGATGCTATACGAAAATCCTTGAGTGTTCTCAGTGACCTTCATTCCATCTTCTTGATTAACGAAGTTAATGGAATTCGGGCTTGCAGCGAACATAACGACAGACGCTGTTCCAAGCAGGTTGGAACCGGAAGTCATCGAAACGGCGAATGTTGTGCCGTTACGAGCCGTGAGAGCGGCGGCATCTGAGGAGAAGTCTCCGCAGTTAACCAGCCATTTCTTCATCAGCTTGCGGTCGGCAGCAGACAGTTCGATATACGAAGTGGCTCCGGTGGTGCCGGTGCCGTTGATCATATTCTGAACGATTGTCTGTTGGTCGCCTTTATTCCCAGCTACATCAAACTCACCTGCGTTAGAAGGAGCAGCTTTCGCAGTGAAGGTGACAGTGTCGGTTCCATCTGTGAATGAGATGGTGTCGTCAGCGGTCACAGCAGCCCCTATGGCGATCTTACGCTTCGCAGGGAGGTTGTTGGTCTCGAGAACATTAAAGCCCGCGATACGACCAACCTTGGCGCTCTCACGGAATTTCAAACCGGAGTCAAAGCCGGAATACATATTCGACTGACGAATCAGCGAAGCGATAGCCGGGTTGACGAACAGATGAGAGTCCATGAAGGCGTTCTGCGTCGAAAGCTTAACTCGCATTGCCTCGATCGCTGCAACGACAGTGTCGGCAGCCAGGGTAGCAGGAGCGAGGTCAACGACTTTGTTAGCTGCAAGCGCGTCCTTCGAGAAGGAAGCAATGTAGTTATCATAAGTCTCAGCTTTCGCCTGAGCGATACGATCTGCCAGGTTGCCCATCAGATCGAGATTGGACTGGATCTTCTCGATGTCCTTGACCTTCGCGTTGTCTTGGAAGACCTGATCAACCGTAAGATCCTCGGAAGTAACAGCCCAGTCGACCGCAGTGATATCGTCACCAGCGGTTCCACCGTGAACCATTTCACGGTTTGGGAAATTTTGAACAGTGACAGTTGTTCCCTGTTCGCGAAGCTGCCCCTCGTATTTGCGGTTAGCAATGGGCATAATGACGGTTTTCTCGTCAAGCTTCTGGATGACCTCCCTCTGCAGGAGATCCTTTACTACAATTGTGTTCGACATTGTGAAAATTGGATTGCTCCAATCTTTCAGCTTTCAGGACTAGTTGTTGACGATTAAATCGCCTGAGGCAATTCGCTGTCTGGCTTGAGCGTATTCTTCTTTAGGAAGCTTGCTCAGCTCTTCAAGCGTAATTATTGAGTCGTCCTTCGACTGACCAGCAGGAGCTATACTGGCTTCCTGCCTCTTTCTCTCGCCTTCGACGAGGGATTGAGCCAAGGAAGTAGCTCCCTTCTCTGTCTTGTGTAGCTTGTATGCCTTCTCGAGATCTTCGAGGAGTCTTTCTTTCGGAAGAGAATATTGGACGGCATCATTGCGAAGCTTCGTCAGCTTGGCATCAAGTTCAGGGTCAGAACCGATTTCTTCCATTTTGTCAGAGACAAAGAAGGAAGTCGCCTGTTCAATCTCCTGAAGCCTAGATGCTTTCTGCCTTTCAGCTTCAGCCTTTTGGAGCTGCTCACGCAATTTTGCGTTTTCTTCTCTCAGCTCCTTTTTCTCTTTATTGACTACGGTAATTTTCTCTACCGCTCCGTCGTATCTCGTCTTTAGATCAAGCTCATTGACGCTTTTAGGTTCCGAACTCTGTTGAGTCTGGGTGTCCTCTTGTGGTTCCTGTTTAGGAGTGCCGGTGTTTGCGTCTTCACCGACGATCTCATCTTGTGAGGTGTCATCAGTCATTTTGACTTTGAAAGGAAAGTGTTAAGTCACCACCGTGAATCAGTGGCTAATTGTGTTTGTTTTCTAAAGTATCTACGATTTGAAGTAAGTATGCAAGACAATCGTCAAAGGTGCGAGGTTGGTAGTTCGGATCTTTAGAATCCTGCACCACTCTCAGGGCGTTGCGGAGCTTCTCCGCCAGCAGCAGCTTCTGCAGAGAGTGTTTGCTCTGGAGTAGTTTCTTCTCCTCCTCCAGGGACAGCTCCAGAATCTGGAATGACAGGTCGGACTCTTGCTGCCTTGAATTGCTCCTTGGCTTTTTGTGCCATTTCAACAGGTGTTGAAGGTTCATCTTCTGAGGAAAAATCAGGAATTGGATAGTCGGTAACTTTTGAGAATTCTTTAATGTTGCTCTGCGCAAACGCGATTGCTGCCTCGTCTTTGCTCTGTTTGGCTGTCTGTAGATCAACGAAAAGAACTCTCGCTTTCTCTAGGTTGTCGTTAAAGACTTCTGTCTCCAGGGTTTTGAATACTGGACGGTTGGAACCGTTCCGGACTTTGACGACTACATTCGCGCGAACAACCGCAGGAGAGACTTCGAGGAGAGAGTATTTGTCAGACTCTTTCACCTCAGCCTCCAGGGGTGTTCCGTCTTCGCCTTTCTTTTGGATAACTACTTCTCCTTTTACCATCATTGAAGGATATTTGAGGCGACCTGTCTTGAGGTCGGTAAGATACTTCCCTTCGGAGTCCTGCAGTGGCATCGGGTAGAAGGTCATCAGGTTTGCCAGCCTCATTCTCTTCATTCTCTTAAAGAACTTTGTGAATTCTTTGTCGTAGAGAGCAACGCGCAGTCTCCTCGATTCGGCTCGTGCCAGGACTTTGGTCGCGGATTCGCTCGGGTTTTCCTGCGAGAGTCCTTCCGGGTCGTAGCCAATTAACTTCGTTGCGTCTTGGTAGATCAGGGTCAGGCTGTTCAGTGCTGAGCTATGAGGAGCCGCTGTTGAGATTGAGGTGAGATCAGTGGCGCTTCCTTGTGAGAGCTGTAGAAATAAAGAGTCCCTTGCTGCGTCGGCAGGGTTCTTCACCACTGTGTTCTCTCCCACCACGATCTTCGGCTTTGCCGCTGAGTGGCTGTGAACTAGGTAGGCATCAAAGAGCTTGTTAGCTGCTAGTTTGTGCTGAGACAAAAGAGAAGGGACGCCTCTACCTCCGAGGATTGAGGATTCGTCTGGAAGGTTGGACTGCATTGAATAAGGCAGCCAGCCGAGAGGGTGCCAGTTCTTCCCGTCACGAATCAGTTCACCGTTTGCCCAGACTGCGTATCTTCCACCGTCTTTGTCTGCTTTACGATAAAAATGTTCTATTTTAACGGTCTTTCTTCCTGAGTCGTCACTCTTCCGGCTTCCTCCGTCGAGAGGAGTCTCCCTCTGAATCTTTGCCGTTGTTTGGTTCACTACTTTCTGGTCGTAAAGTTTGTGTCCTTTGTAGCGACGGTGGAACTCTTCGATTGAGATCTTTTCAATTTCAATTGCGTGTTCGGCTCTGTCAATATCGTCGACATTGTCAACGTAGAAGTTCCGAGGGTCGACAACTCGAGAGATAAAGTTCTTCACGACCTCTTCCCTTGTTTCTTCCTCTCCTTTCACGTTGTAAACCGTGTGCTTCTGTTTCGTCTCATAATACCCGTCAAACATCACACTCCACCCGTATTTACACTTCTGGTAAATATGCCGGACAAGTTTGCTATGAAAGTCATCGAGGTATTCGTGGTGGTCGTCAAGAGCTTTTAGAACTTGGATCTTGTTCTCGGCTCGGTCGTTGTCTTCCGGGACGAGATCGTAGATTGGAGGATTGGCTGTCTCCTCTGAGACTTGAGCTTGAATGAATTGGTTTTCCATTGGAAGGTTCACGGCTGCCGCTCTTCCGGTTGGATTTCCTTGGTCGTCAGTCTTCTCCTTTGGTTCAGCACGAACTTGTTCGTCAATTGAGTCCCAGTCGTGCGTGTACTGAAGCTTGGCGTCGTGAAGTTCTCTAAAAACGCGCTCGAACTCTTGGCGTGCTGGAGTTTTGTTCTTCTTCTTCTCGGAGGTAGTAGAAACGATTGTGTCCGGCATTTAATGATTGAATGGGGTGATTTTGGAGAGATCTTGGTTGGATCCGACGCCTCTTTCTTGCCAGACGATCGCAGCTTGCGCAAGGACATCTGCAAGGTCATCTCTCTTTCCGAAAGGAAAGCGAAGCAATTGCTCTTCAAGTTTCGCCCACGCTTTGTTTCCGGAGTCGTCGATCCTGAAATGAATCACTCCTCGATTAAATAAAGGTTCGAGGGAATATTTAATTCTCTCTTCTTTCTTTCCTTTCCCTGCTGGTTTGAAAGGAAGCATCGTATAAAATCTTCCGTTCTCTCTCATTTTGCGGTCGATCTCTTTCGTGAAGAGCTGTTGGTCTTTTGAGATACTCACTTCTTCGCTTGAGAGGAAGCGAGGGTTCCACTCTTTCCATTTTTCCATCCAGGACAAGGCGAGGTCTTGAGCTGAGGAAGGAAGGACTGTATCAGCGAAGAGGTCGAGAAGATAAAGCTCTTTTGTGATTTTGTGGCGTGCCACTGCTGCGATTGCCGTTTCATCTGAGGCTTCTCTTGAGGAGAAGGCGGGGTCAATAAAGACTCCAGTTTCGAATTCGTCAGGGGTCAGGTCGGACAAGGCAAAGTATTTGAACTCTTCTTTATTAAAGTAACTTCCAGAGGAGGCGATCGGGTCTTGCTGGTAAAGGGCAGCAAAGTCTCGTGTGCCGATTGCGTTCTCTTGCTCTCGGTAGAAGTCAATGCCGAAGCCTGGTCTTTGGCAGAGTGGCTTCCCTTCTGCGTCAATTGCTGGGAAGGAGAGGACTTTCCATTTGTTTTTTTCTGACTCGAGGATTCTTCCGACCAAGTCGTCAGTGTTCCAACGGGTCATCAGGATCACGATTGCAGCATTGCCTCCTTGTTGGCGTGTAAGGAAGGTTGAGGTGTACCAATTCCAGATTTTCTCGCGGTAGACTTCACTCTCTGCTTCTTCTCTGTTCTTTACGGGGTCGTCAATTATCCCGCAGGAAAATCCGCGTCCTGTCAAAGCTCCTCCGATTCCCACGGAATAATACCCGCCCCCTTCTGTTGTCTCCCAGTTGCCTCCTTCTTTCTTGTCGTCAGCCAGGATCAGGTCAGGGAAAACATTTTTGCATCGATCTTCAAGGACTATCTGTCTTGTCTTGCGTCCAAACTCGGTAGCAAGGCTTGAGGCGTAAGAGCAGCAAACGATTTGGTGTGAGGGGTCTTTCCCCAGGAGCCAGGCGGGGAAGCGTTTCGAAATTATCTCTGAGTTATGCGTTGGTGTGAAACTCTTCCCAACAAGGTAGATGCCAGTTTCAACTTGCAAGCATTGCCCTGGCTCTTCTTCGCAAGGGGAGATTTCCACGATTGCGATCTTTCTTTTCTGAGGTGTTGTTTTTGATTTCTTTCTTTCGAGCTTCGCGCAATCGCAGAAGGAGAAAGAGGCTTTGAAAAGTTTCTGCCTGCCGTGTATTCCAGAAGAAGAGAGGCGAGGCTCTTCTTCAGTTCGACAAACTCTCACCCCTAGGGAGGCAACGATCTCTTGGACTGCGTCGACTAGCTTCTCGTTTGCGTTTGTGAAGGTCACTCTTCCTGTCTTGTCAACTGTTCCGTCGGAGTCAATCAGCCCTCGTAAAAGCTCCTTTCTCTTCTTAATTGAATTTTCAATGTAGCTCCGAGGCACAAACTTGTTTCCTCTCAGTCCCTCTTCTTTCAAGAGAGGAAGAAGTTCTGGAAAGTAAGCCCTCGGAACCCCTGTTTTGTTGTGACGAACGATTGAAGATGCCTGGTAGGGAATATTTCGGAGTGCTTCTTCTAAGTCTTCGGGACAAAAAGTGATTGAAGGCTCGTTTGTTGTGCCATCACCAAGCCAGAAGCCGAGGGCGTAGGGGTCAATGATTGTTTCTTGCTCCTGGTATTCGACGGGAGAGATTGCCGGCAGCTGAAACCTTGCACGGCTTCCTCTTTTTCCTCTTTTCGGGTTCCAAAGCTTTCCAATCATTTCTCTTGTCTCGATTGTTACTTCTTTTTGTTTGCTTCGGTCAAAGACTGTCCACTCGTGATTCGGATGGACTTTGATTTTATCTCCTGCCGAGGTGGTGACTTCGAGGGAGCATTTCTCTTCTTGTGGAATCACTGCCAGCACCTTCTGGGGCTTGCCATTGACGGCGAAGACTTCTTCTCCTTCGAGGATCTCCCCGTGCTTTTTCCAGCCGTGAGGGGTTGGCACCAGGCAGGAGTTCGCAATTTCTTTTCCCGCGCGTGGTGGAAGCTGAACGATTAGCCTCTTGAGTTCTCCATCTGCCACTTGAGTCAAACACTTAAAAAGAGCTGCGTGGAAGTTCTCTTCTTCAAAGCCGTAGGTTGTGTAGTCAATGAAGTGCTTGAGGTCTCTCTTCGCGAGTTCTCTCCTTGCGAGTTCGTCGAGGATTTTCTGGCGTTTTTCATCCATCTTTTTCGAGTTTTACTTATAAAAAGCTTGACACTTTCAGCTGAGCATCCCTTCAAGCTCTTCGGTCGAGAGGCTGGAAAGCGAAGTTTCCTTTCTCTCTGTGGCTTTTCCCTTTAAAAGCTGGCTTGTTTTAACGCAACGATCTAAATGCGAAGAAGCTTCTCCAGTGGTTGCCTCTGGTAGCGTCTCTTCCAGTCTATCAAGTGACATCACGATTTGCTTATCGAGTCTCGTTAAAAGGTCTTTTGCTGCTAGTTTGAAGCCTTTGCTTCCAATCACTTTCTCGGGTTTAACTGCCATTGCTTTGCTGTATCCTGCTTTGAGCAGCGCTGCCCCTTTGTTACTGCCGTTTTCTGCCAGCTCCTTCACTGCTCTTTTCTGTCTCTCTGTGGGAACGATTTTTCGTGTTTTTACTCTTGGCATCTTAATTTTGAAGGCGTGTTTTGATTTCAAGCTTGCCTTTTTCGAGGTGTGCGATTGCTTCTGTCCCTCTCATTGCTCCGTCTTCCTCTTCAAACAAGATTAAACCGAGGGTGTCTCCTTCTTCTTTTCCGGTGAAGAAAGCTTTTTCTTTGAGTTGCTCTCGTGCTTTGTCTGCGAGTGTTTGTTTGAGGAGAGGGTGTTCTTGTGGTGGGAGGTCTTCCCAGTGTGCTTCTCCTTCTTTGCTCTCGTAGATAATGAAACCAAGGGAAGAGACGCCTCCGTGTTTGTTTTTTGCTAGGATTGGGAGGTTCCAGCGGGTGATTTCATCTGCCAGTTCGGTTCTTGTCTCCTCTGAAAAGGGATCTTTTGCGAATGCGAAAAAGAAGTCCTGCTCTGTCAGTTCTTTGGTGAGTTCCTCCTTGGTCATCGGGTGGGAAAAAGAGAACTCATTGTGCCGGTTCTGGGGGGATTTTGTCAAGATTTTTTTCGGGATTTTTCCCTTGCCTGGCGTGGATTTCTCAGATTTTCTTTCCAACTTTTCCGTCTTTTTTGGAAAAAAAGCTTGACACTTCTTTTTTCATTCGGCAGACTGTGTTCAGTTCGATCGAGAAGGAACTTTGGCTCCCTCATCTGCAAAGTCAAAAGGCTTCCTCTCATCGTTTCCTTTCCCTCTCGCTGTTTAACACGACGGCAAATCATTCCTCCGAAAGGAGGCTCCCCCCTAGTGGTGAAGACTAGGAGCGTTTTTTCTTTTTTTTCTTTTTACAATGCTAAAGAGCAAAGCGGAATTCGACGGCAAGGGCAAGTTGATTGTCGATTGGCTCGGAAGAAAGAAGTTCAATTGGGTGTGGCGATTCGACGACGGCTCGACTGAAACTCGGAAAGGAAGGGTTAGAATCTTAACAGAAGCCGACGGGTCGGCGTTTACCGATTGGAAAGGGTGGTCGGAGTTTCAAAATGTCTACCGAAACTCCGACGGCTCGACTTCAACCTGGGAAGACGGGATGGTGGTCTTGACAGAAGCCGACGGATCGGCGTTTGTCGACTGGCTCGGAAGGTCGAAGTTTGACTGGGTTTCCAGAAAGTCCGACGGATCAACTAAAACTCGGAAAGACAATGTTTGGATCCTGACAGAGAAAGACGGCTCGAAGTTTGTCGATTGTCTTGGACGGTCGGAGTTTGATCGGATTGCCAGATGCGCCGACGGCTCGATAATGACCGAGAAAGACGGCGTGGTTATCTTGACCGAGAAAGACGGCTCGAAGTTTGTCGATTGTCTTGGACGGTCGGAGTTTGATGATCTTTTCAGGTGTAACAACGGCTCGACTGAAACCTGGAAAGACTGCGTCGAGGTCTTGACCGATAAAAACGGAAAGAAGGTTTGAAAAGGCTCGCCGGAGCCTTGATCCGGCAAAATTTTTTCTTTTTCTTTTACACAATGAAGACTGAAACTCTTCTCAAGGATCTTGTTTCTCTCGCCGCGGAGATCAGGAACGCTGATGATGATGCGGTAGACGAGTTACGCGAGAACCAGGAGCATTTAATTCCTGATGATAAGTATACCTTGCACAAGGAGGTTGTCGAGATTGATGCGAATACGAGAATTGAATTTTGCAGAAACGAGTATGGGATCTTTGAAGATTTTCTTCTGTTCGACGGGAAAGATATGTGGTGCCTGGATGAGGAACAAATCGAAGCTGCGAAGCTAGTCTACGATATTTCCGAATAATTCTTTTACACGATGACAAAAATAACTCCTGACTTCTTGGCTGGAGTGGAATTCGCTCAAGGCGAGATTCAGAAAGCCGCTGACGAGGTCAACAAAGACAAGACGTGCGACGAAGTGACACGTGCGATTATCTACTTCGAGATGACAAGGATCAATGAGAAGATCGACAGCAAGCTCGAAATTTAATTTTTTTCTTTTACACGATGACACCAAACGAACTTGGGATGATTGTCGGCTGGAGCTGCGAAGTTTTCGGAATTGTTGGACTTCTTGCAATTCTATTCTCTTACCGAAAAGCCGCGAAAGAAGAAGGTCAAAAACCCCCTGCCAGATAACTGGTGGGGGTTTTTTAAACGAAATTTCTTCAATTTCTTTCTCCCGGAGTCTGCAGAAGATTCTTTTCTTGTCAAGAGAATCTTTTCTGGTAGGATTACCTCCACACGACAGCGGAGGCTTGCGGCGTGGAGCGACCGCAACTGACAGAGATAAAAGGGTCAGCCAGAAACGCCCTTACGCTTCTGCTGTCGTTTTCTCTTCGAGCCTTGTGTTCACCCAGAAAGGTTTGTCGTCCCAGAGGTAGGTTTTTCCGGTGCGAAGATCGACCCAGAGGCGTTTTTCACGACGCTCTTTTTCGGGGTTGATCTCTTCCGGGAGTTCCCAGTATTTCATTCCGGGAGGATAACGAAGTTTTCTTCTTGTCTTCATTTTGAAATTGAAAGGCTTCAGATTGCCGCAGGTGAGGTTTTAATTCTCAGGAGGACTCAACATACCTCTTTCTGGTTAGAATCGATTTAAGAGCCATTTCTGGCGTCGAGAGCGCTGCCCGCGTAACAATCGGAGGAGTAGGATCCGAGCTTCTCCGAGCAAGACAGATCTTTGAAGGCGTGAAATTTGAAAGCTTTGTCGAAGTAGCCGTAGCAAATTTTCTTGTCGGAGTATTTAAAAATCCCGTCACCGGTGTTCAGCGTGTAGCTCTTAACTGAAAACAAGGGCTTCGTGACGCCGTTGACCGTGACCCTCTTCTCGAAGTGCCTGGTGTAGCCGCGGAGATTTTGTGGATTAAAAGATTTTTCTTCTTGCATTGCAGTTAAAGAATTAAATTAAACCTTCACGCTCAGCTCTAGCCAATATTCGGGTGGCGTGATCGATATCAGAGATCCCTCTCCCGATGCTTTTCTTCATCTCTTCCTCTCTCCTGCGTAGATATTTTCTTTGTGGCAGAGGCAAGGAGAGAAGAAACTGGTCGAGATTGTTCAGGCTAGCATTGAAATCTACTTTCTCAACAGCCCGAACAGGAATCATCAATCCGTCTGGGAGCGAAAGAAATTTACTGGCCTCAAGAGCCTTCTGGATGCTAGTTTTATGCTTGGCATCGATGTAGGTGATAGAAAGCTCGCGGTTCTCGTCGCGGAACCAGATAGCAATCTTCGGGATATGGCGAACAAGATCGTTCATGTTAAATCGAGAATGGCAGAATGACGCAACGCGCCGGAAAAACTTTTTAATTCCCCGTACAGATACTTGATTGAATTTAAATTCTTTCTTTTGAAGTCATCATCGATCAAGCCGGAAAGCCGCGCGGCGAACTCATCTTTACCGATCTTTTTCCCCAGGTTCAGTAAATGGAGACCATACCGTCGTTGCCATTGCTGGCTTTCCTTGAAGTCGTCGATAGTCAGAATTTTTTTGAGGTGATCTAACAAACCAGTAATTTCTAAATTCTCAGAAGATTTCTTCGGAACTTGTTCCGAATTATTTTTAATAATAATACTCTTATCTTCTTTTCTTTCCTCTCCTTTTCTTTTCTTTTCTTTTATAGCATTGCCTTCGCATTGCGGTCGAATTGCGGTCGCATTGCGTTCGCATTGCGTTCGCACACCACTTCCGCCCTTCTGCCATCTGGCTTTTGCCGACTCTTGAGCTTTTGAGCTCTTCTCTTTTCGAATTTTTAAGTTCTCTAAAATTTCAGAAGAAGAAATTCCTTTTTTAGTTTCTTGAAACAAATTAAAATCTTCGATGACTGCCTTTATCATTTTTTCGTCGGCTCTAAGATCAAAAGCAATGCACTCAAAATCTGGCTCAAGATAGCCGTCATTCTGATAGACCTTCTCGACGATTGCCCAATAGATTCCGTAGCCTTCCCATCCGTGCTTCTGCAGCAGCCGGACAAGGCTTTCTTCTGTTCTCGCGTGGTATTTATGAGGAAAGTATTCTTTCATAGAAATAAAAATGCTCACTACCTTCCGGGGATTGGACAACTTTTCGTGAGAAGAAGTTAGCCCCGGAAGATAGTAAGCATTGAAATTACTTCTCCTCAGTTGTCCGAGCGCAGTCTGCCGGATGAAATTATTCTGTCAACCGATAACCGTCACTAATTAAACATCCGAGCTAAAAAGCTGAGCCAGCCTCTTCTGCCTTCCCGGCTTTCTTCATAGTCCTTTCGTAGCTGTTCCTCATATCCAACTCGTCGCCACTTCTCGCTTTTTGCTAGATCAAGCTCCTCGTAAAGGAACTTTGTCGCCATTTTTTCGTAGCCTGGCTCTACCTTTGTGGCAATCCGCCGCTCGCCGTCTTCGACAACGATAATTCCAGCTTCGCGTAGCTCTCCCCTTTGCCTTAAAGTTAGCTCTTTCATTGTAAGTAGAAAAAAAAGAATCCCCAGAGAATTCCCCAGCCAAGTCATAGTTAGAAACCACAACGAGGGGAATTCTCCAGAGATTCTGAAAAGAATGGTTTCTGGACTTGGCTGCGACTAGTATATCGAATGAATCCTATTTGCCAACCGATAACATTTGGAGAGAGGCAAAGATCAGGATTGTTACGACAGGCTTGAGCTTCTGGCTGAGGCATTGCTAAATCACCGATAACATTCGGGCATCAAAATAGAGGATTGTCACGCCAGGGCTGGATTACACTTCGGATGCTTTTCTCTAAATTATCGCCAAGAAAAATGCCACCAATTCCTGATACTGAATAAATCCAATATCAGGAACCGGTGGCACTCTCTCCTTAATCTTCTTACCTTTTTTGGGCTCGAAGTGCTTTCTGAAATACAGTGTATCGAATAAGAAATTCTTGTCAAGAAAATGGAAGGTCTTTATTTTTTACTGCCTTCTTCTCGTTAAAAGCCTTTCTTCTCTTGAACTCTGCCGCCTTCGATTCATTCCAGTTCTTGATTGGTCGAATAAAACCGACGACGCGAGCATAACACACGCATTTAGTTCTCTCTTCCATTGGAATCTGAAAAAAGGAGTCTGCCGTTTTAAAAAAATAAAACAAACCATTTCGCCGGCGTGGGCGAAAAGGTTTTAACCGGGTCGAATTCGACCCCTTTAAAAATCTTCTTGACAAAAAAAAACGGTCAGGCAGACTGTTGTCGAAGAAATCAATCATCAAGCTATTAGAACCTTTTGCTTGGGGTGGACATATCAATCTCAAGCATAGTGATTGGTTTCTTCACCTCCACCCCGAGCAGAAGGTTTTATTCGCGCTCGACGGTGGGGCGTGACCTTTTCGGTGAAGCTTTGCAATAAGCTGAAAAGGATTCGAAGCATATCGTCCTCAGGGAAGCAAGAGCTAATCTCAAACCTTTGATTATCTGGCTTCCTTTAACACAGGAAGTGACTCTTTTCTGCCTTGCCGCATAGGCTCCCCCGGCTTGGCTCTCACTAAAAAAGGAAAGAGACATGTGCGGTGAGTATGACCTAGTTAGAAGCTGACACGCTGCGCCCCCGAGCTTACGCAATAAGGGGATCGGTATCCAATCCGATTAAAGTCACGACGCGGTGTGGGTCACGCAACTCCTGGCTAACAGAGATACGCCAGGATGTTCTTATCCGTAAGGAAAGAATCGCCCGTCCCCAGGCTAGGGGAGGAAACGATTGACCTGAGAAAATTCCTGAGGAACGAAAAAGGTGAAACTCCTTTCTAAACAGCTTTGCTGCCATAGCACAATCGCGCTTCAGGAAACACACCTAATCTATCTTTTAGATACTATGAAAACTATAATAACAGACGGTGAACAGAAGATCAGAGTTCACTTTCGAAATCAGAGTGGAATCGTAGATAAGATTATTCCTTTTAAGAACAAGCAAAAGAAAAAGATGACGACAAATTTTATCGATAGAAAGATTGACAGTTTCGCTAGCAGGAAAGAGCTAAAAACTTATTTAGAAAATTATCTAGCCTCTAAATGGCTCGAGAATCCGCAGAATAAAAATAAACTAGAGAAGCAGATAGCTAAAACCAAAAGAGGAATGTATGGGTTTGAGCTCTCGAAGATGAGCCACGATGAATATCTTGAGACTGAAAGATGGAAGAGACTTCGAAAGAAGGTTTTAGAAAGAGATATACAATGTGTCTTATGCGGATCTAATAAAAACCTTCAAGTTCACCATAAAAGCTACAACCATAAAGGCTGTCACGCGTGGACAAAGGAAGCTGCTGATTGCATCACCGTTTGCCGTCGCTGCCACAAGATAATCCACGGAATCAACTAGCTACCGAGGATTACTCGGCAACTGGTTTCAAGAATCAGCTAGTGAGTTCTTCTTGTGAGTTCCTTTGTATTCGATGATGAATTCTTCTGGGTCGATGTAGCCGAAGTTCCCGTTGTCATAATTTAAGATCGTTCCGAGTTGCATCTTTCGAAGACCAAAATGGAGGTGTGGACCAGTGCTGTTCCCGGTGTTCCCCACTGCTCCGATCAAGTCTCCGAGATGCACTCCTTGATTTTCCGTTACATTAAAAGCTGAAAGATGCGCCAGGACGCATTGTTTATCGTCAGAGGTTAACCTGACAAAGTTCCCGTATCCGTTTGGATCGAAACCCGTTGTCACTATTCCGTCGAAAGGAGCGTAAACAGGAGTTCCTGCCGGCACAGCGTAGTCAATCCCATTATGGGAGGCTAGCCCGAACTGCTGATAATACTTTGGTCTTTCTCCGTAACCCTGGGAGATCTTTTCCCGGACGCGAATCTCTTTCCAAGAGCCATCGTCTTCCTGTATCGCGGTGTTTTCGATTGGACAGTTAATCATTCTAGAAGTTGAAGGCGGTATTCAAGAGCATCTACTCTATCATTTGTTGGCATTGTTGAATAGATGTTATTTAATTCTTCGATCAATTCATTTTCGATTGCGTCAATTCTCTCATTGTTTGGCTTTGTTTCGTATATCCAATCAAGCTCCTCATCCATTTGTTTCTCAATTGCTTCTAATTTTGTTCTCATAATTGTAATTTCTGAAATTACTTCAGTCCTGACACTGTTATCTCCACTGACATATAGAAGATTAAATATTATCCACGCTCCTCCGATGATCGTGGTCAACGCAGATATTGACATTACAGCAACAACCTTTATTCCAGAAATAATCGTTTTGAAACGATCAGAAATGTCTTTGCTAATTTTTTCCTGCATATCATCTAACCCCTTCTTCAAATTCAATCGCTCATCGGACTGACTGAGAGCTGCATTAGAAAGACTTGAAGTAAGATCTCCGATAGCACTCTTGATTTCAGCAAAAGACTTCTGGTTATCTTGTTTTGTCTCTTCTAACCTCTTTTCAAGAGCAGAGAACTCGTCCTTTGTGATGAAGTTTTGGGAGGATCCCATTGGATAAGCAATGGGTTTTATCTTGGGCTTTCTGAGGCTCATTGTCAAAATAAAAGAAATTTACTTGACACTTTCTTTTTCATCGGGCAGACTAGTGTCAACAGTCGGGAAGAACAGCATATTCAAATAACGGAATTTCTTCAACTTTTTTTATTTTTTACAATGTCTTACCTAGACAAACTTTCTGAGAAAAAGATTTCTAAGATCATGAATGATCTTGAGGAATCTTTTGAGAGAGAAGAGTTCGATGCCCTTGAGGACGCTATCGTCAGAGCGGCAGAAGAACTCGACATTGATTTAACTCCTCAGGTTCGCCGGGAGATTGAATCAGAGCTGAACTTCAAAATGATTGAAATGGTTCCGTATGAGCCTGCGCGTTTTCGTGATACACAAGAATCTGCTTACTACGCAATGGTATGAATGAAATAATAAAACTCGCCCAAGAAATAGCCGATGAGCAATTTAAAGGAAGCGGAATCTCTGTAACGGCAAAGCAAAACAATTATTCTTTAGGTATTTCATTCCACCTAAAAAAAGGGAAAAATACTAGCCGGAAGTTCGTAGGTGTATTAGATCTACTGGATGATCCAGAAAAATATATAATCGAGAGAACTCCGGCATATCATAAGTTCCTCGATTCTAGTGAAGGACAAGAGTATCTTGACCTAGTTGGGTCTCTCAATGAAATTGAACAATTTTCTTCAGAAGAGAAAGAGAAGTTTTTTGTAATAGGATCTAGAACCCCAGAAGAGATTCAGACCAGATCCAAAGATAAGATGAACCAGGCAGTTGCTGCGATAAAAGATGAAGCTATTAAATTCTTCAACAAGAAATGAACCGCGAACTCAAACTCCTCGACATCCTTATAAATAACGAATGGGTGGATCATTACCATCCAGAGGTAAATAAACAAGGATTGTCTTTAAAACTTTCAACGATTGTCAGTGATCTTATTAAACAAGGCTACTCAATCGAGAAAGCCTGGACGACAGATCGTCCAACCCGTGTGCGTAAATATCGTTTACTTTCTTCTTAACAATGACTGAAAATATCCAAGGTGTTCTCGACTTATTTAAGTCAAACATGGAACCGTTTATTGATGTAATGAAATCAACAGGGTCTGCCGGCTGGGAGCTGCTAGTTAGCACATGTATTACATCCTCACTCGTGAATATAATCATATGGTTACTAATGGTATATATAGCAGTCAAAGGGCTTCACTTCTATTATGACATAGTGAAGGCAGTGGGGTTTGAAAATATTTCATTTGTGGAGACGATTATATTAATGATAGCACTTCTGTTCTTAGCCACAGCGATCTGTGGTCTACCTTTCATATCAGAAATAATTGTAAATCTCATTCATCCGGAATACTGTGCCATTCAGGAGATTCTACAAACTGCAAGATGACCATAGTTGCGTTTTTGTTATGTATTTATTTCTTTCTTCTTAACAATGAAACCTTTCACAATCACCGGAGTCATTCCTGCCTTTGTCACGGTGCAGGCTGAGTCCAAAGAAGAAGCTTACGAGCTTTTCAGAGCTGACCCTCGCTCTTTCAAAGTCGAAGTCAACGGCGATGCCAAAGACTTCGAGATAGACAAAGAGGCTGAGAATCTTTTCGAAGATTAATTCTAAATACGATGTTCAAACTATTCCAAAAACTTTTCGGGAAGAAATATCCCGAGCTTACTTTCAATGAGCGAAATATTTTACGCACCCTCTCTGGGAGAGGGAACATCAAAAGAAACCACCAGGGGAGAGATGTGAGCAAAGCAATCTCAACCTTTCGCAAGGTGGGCTTTGATATTAAAACCGTCGATGGAGGATATTCTTTTGATGATTCTGAGAATAACAGCGACAGACTTAACTATTACTTCGACACTCCAAAATGAATATCAGAGAACAATTTAAGCGACGAGTAATTGAGCTGATACACGGACTGCCTTATGAGGAGGCAATTGAGAAAGAAAGACCAAGCATAAATCCGATCACGATAGGAAGAGTTATGAAGGCGTTGAAAGATAAAATAGAATATGCTGTAAATAATGGAGGAGAAATACTTGAATATGTAATAGAAGACAGGTTCCATCATACTGGAATTGGTTGGAAACTCACCAAAGAAAACGGTGAAGAATGCACGGACGATGACCAATCAGACGAGACTATTGAAGAACTTCTTTCTCTTTTAAAATGAATATTTCACAAGTGATTTTAATTGGCTTGCTCTTTCTCTTCCTCCTGGATGCTTTCTGCTTTTCAGAAGAAACCCAAGAGGAAATCGACAAGCGCATTGCCGAATCAGTCGAGGCTACGATCGAGCAAATCGATCCTGAAAAGCCTTTGACTTCTTTTATTCCTTCACATTTATTTCAATGAATAACAAACAAACTTTAATTCTTTTCTTGGCGATAAACGCATTGGCACCTTGGATGCTCATTGCCTCTTCTTTATTAAGCCGACCATGAAAACCAAGTCGAACATTTCCAAGGAATCTTTGTCCTGCGTGGTAACAAAGATTCCAGTTAAATTCACGGCTCAAAAGCCAGTGAATATCAAAGTTGAGAAAGCACCACGCCCTTTTAAATCCTTCCCATTAAAATGAAAATCGACTATTCGAAGTGCAGCAAGGAGCAGTTGAAGCGTTTGGTGACAGAAGGGAAAACACCGGAGATCTGCACAGAAGCTTGGGCAGAATACAAGAAGAGTGGCGGAGGTAACTGGGAATATTTCGCTATGGTTGGTGGTACTCCGGAGATTCGCGCTGACGCTAAGTCAAAGATTTACGACATTTCTTCTTTCTTAAAATGAAATTTACTTCACCTCTATATCACCAAGAAGAGTTGGATGAAGCTCTCTCTTTAGCTGAGGAAGGAGGAATCGCAGAAGAATTAAAAGAAGCTATTAGACACTGGGAAAAGGAAGACAGGACAGTAGAGTTAAAAAGTTTTATTTACCCAGAGATAGAAGACAAGCTAAACAATTTTTTAACAGGACTTTATTTCAAAAAAGGCTTTTATTTTCTTACTAGACTTTTTGGATTAGAAGTAAGTAAAGCGTCCTTTCTTGGAGGAGCTAATCAATCCTTGTTCGTTCGGAATAGAGATGAAAAGAATTACTATTACGAACTCAGTTTTGCTTCCGATTCAGATTATTCTCTCGAAGAATTAGAAAAAACATTTGAGAAAGTCTTCGGAGAAAGTCTTCTGGATTGTAAGCCTTATCTCTTTATAAAAAAGAGACTTGTTGAAATTTCAAATCTTAAATCTTAAAATGAAAACCAAAAATGTTTTCCTGACAGGCGGAGCCTTGATGGCTCTTGTCTCTCTGTTCGCTTCTGCTCCGGCTATAGCGAACACCGTGAATAGTATTCGTGAAGAGTTCCTTCTCAATTCTTTGAAGGAATTCCACACCAAAGCTCAAGATGAGCTTCATCAAAACAACACTGACTTCCGTCGTATTCGCCTCGAGAAACAGCAGATGATTGATACTCTCGAGTTAGAGATTGCGAAGATCGACGAGTCGGTTGAACGCAATAAGAGGTTATGGGATCGTCACGCAGAAGCAATCAAGCTTCTGGAAGATCCGCAGAAGCTTCACGCGCTAGTTCAAGAGAATGCAAAGAAGACGGTGGCAGAGGCGCAGGAAGATCTTAATTTCCAAGCCTTAACATTCATCACCCCAGAACGAGCCAAGACTGTTATGAGAATAGCCAAGAACCACAACATCATTCCTGAAGACCTGTTGGCTTTATGCCAGCAAGAGAGTGGGTGTGACGATGCAGCTATTGGAGATAACGGTAATTCTTTTGGAGCATTTCAAATCAATACCCTGTATCACCCAGACGAGAAAGAATGTGCTAAGGATCTCGCTTGTTCAGCTCAATGGGCTAGTGCGCGTATGTTACGACTTGGATACGACAAAGACAATATCAATGCGAGATACCACGCCATCCGTTGTCATAATGGATGCGCTAAAGATATCGACAACCATTGGTATCCTCAGTCTGTATTAACTAAGAGTAATAATATTTCTAAAGCCCTTAAATTATGAAGGATTATATTTATGCCGTGATCCTGATGGCAGCCGTGTCTATAACGATAATAGTTACAGATATGACTTCATCAAATCAGGCGCGAAGAGAATTAACTGAATGTGAAGCAGCATTAGCTGCATTTAAAGTAATTGATTTAACTTTTAACCCAGAGGAGGATAAGTGAAAGAAAACAAGTGTCCAGAGTATTTTAACTGCTTTGTCTGGATGACAGGTAAATGCAACCATTGGGATCAGCCCCATAATTGTAGCCTAATCATTCAGTCAAAGCGATATAAAAATGGAGGTGTTTATGAAAATGACAAGGCATCACAAAAAACCAAGAAGCCGTGGTGGCAAAGGTAAACAAAACAATATCGTCAAGTTTCCGTGGCATATCCACAAAGCTTGGCATACTATATTTGGAAACCTTACGCCAGGCGAAGCCAAAATCTTGATAGATATTGTCTTCCGTTCTGAGAAGAAAGCTTGGAGACCAGAAGATTTATATGAAGTCCAGCTTAATATACAAACAGGTAGAGTTGATACTCTGCTTTACTAGGAGGAAACTATGTCAGCCAGAATTAATTGTGATTTGTATATGTTGTGTAAGAAGCGATTGGAAGGCGACTGTGTGGATGAAATGCAACCACATAAATGCCCTCATCGCGAAAGGCAGCTCTTAGATATTAAAGATATCTGGGATAGAGCTGCAGGCTCCAACCCTTTACTCCAGCGTCACTTGAAAGAGACGCGAGTATGAAATCAAGGGGGGATGCAAATCTCCCCTTGAATCTTTTCTTTAAACCAATGCTAAGTATTAAACTTTTGTTTTCGGAGTCATCTCTAGCTAGCTTGTGTCGCGAATACTCAGTCTCTAACGCAACTGCGTATCGTAGGGCTGCTCAAGAGCTACGAGGAAAAGTTCCAAACATTAAATATCCAACAGAATCTCCTCTCGAGATACTAGCAGTTCAGTGGCTACTACAAGAGAATGATAACCTAAGAATTGCAGCTGATAAACCTGGAGACGGGAATGCGAAGTATCGCAAGGCTGTGATTCTATTTAAGAAGATCCTCAGCCGGATGAGTGAATCAGATCGTCAACTCGTCAAAGCCAATGTTGAAAAATCTGAATGAGTCTGAGTATCAAAAGATACTTAAGAAAGTTCCCGATCCTTTGACTGAGGAATTTCTTGTCTTCATCAAAGAGAATAACCAGGTGATTCTCGACACGACTTGCTGGATCATAATCCGCAACTGCAAGTACGATGGCGACACGACTCACCTTACAATGTTCTCCAAGGAAGCAGCCAAAGACACGAAAGATCTTTCTGCAGAATCCTTGCTCGAGATGGCACAGATTTTTTCTTGCCATCGTGACAAGCTTATCTTTCTGAACAAGAAAGAAAAACGCTCTATTCCAGACCGCTTGCATTTTCATTTGGCAGATCAGTATATTTAAATTAGGAAAGTTTCTTGACAATTTCCTGGCGTTCTGTATACTCTGATCTTCTACCAACAATGAACAGCAAACCCTATGTCGAGCGTAAATCTTATATTGCTTTGACAATTGCTATCTGTGAGCAGATTGGAATTAAACCCCCAACTCCTGACTCGCTGAAACGATGGCTGATCAATCACGATCTTGAAAAAGATCCCGAAGGCTTCGCTAAGTATGTCGAGATGCGAGCCTCAAAGCATTATAAAAAACACTACCTTTCTTCTTTACAATGAAAATTACTTTTACCAAGGGCTTTTCTATTCCAATTGCTCCTTTCAATAACGCTCCAATGAGCATCACGATTGAAGGAGATGAAGGGCAATCCTTCGAGGATCTAAATGCAGAGATTGACAAGACCCTCGAGAGCAACTACGAAAGGCTGTTCCATGAACAAGTTAGATGTTACGAGAAGGTCAATGTGATTGATAAAAACGGCACAGTGGTTCCAGCTTTCAGGCTGAACAAAGAGGAGAAGATTCCCCCAGAAGATAATTCTATTCCATTCTAATATGCCAAACTATTTAAAGCTGAAAGATCTCACCGAGATCAAAGTTAACAGGGTCTCTGCCCCTGTCTGGGAGCGCTGGAATGCAGAGGAAAGCAAGATGGAGAAAGCAACAGAGCCAACCAAGGACTTCAAGAAGCGATACTACATCGACCTTGGAAATGACAATGTCGTTGCTATCTCTAGTTCGCAGCTAGGCGTGATGCTAGAGGCTGCAAATGAAAAAGGTCAGGTTGACCTGGCTGGCAAAGAGTTCGAAGTTAAAAACAACGGAAAGGAAGGTATGGAGATCCGTTATTTCTTTAACCTTAAATGAACCTTAAAACCATCCAAGAGAATATCGGAAAGCGCAAGATTAAGTTTAGAGCGTGGGATGAGGAAGAAAAGGAAATGTACTTTCCGCTGGCAATAGCAAGATCAACATACGATGGCGATGACGATGAAGATGAAGATGAAAGTAAAGGTAAAATGTTCGCACCTGACTTATGGTATGGATATGAGATACAAGGAATAACCAATGATAAATTAATGCAATATACAGGATTAAAAGATAAAAACGGAAAAGAGATTTATGAAGGAGATATCGTAAAGATAGGCCACTATAACGAAGTCCGCACAGAGGTTGTGCAGATTGAAACTCTATCAGACGGAATGGACTGCCATCCTTTCTCTCGAGAGAACTATCACCATGATGGCTACGATAATGCTAAAGATTCTGAAATAATTGGTAATATATTTGAACACCCAGAGCTGCTTCCTGATACAGAATGAATCTTAAGAATGCTATCGTCGACAAGATAACGACGATGAAAGACAAGAGTATTAAAATCACTCTTCTAACACGAGAGCTACCTCCGACTGAATTAGCAAAACTGTTCTTGTCTCTGAATACAGAGGCAATGAATATCGAACTTCCAGAGGAAACAGGCGACTCCAAGACACCATCACAGCGTCTCCGCGCCGTCCTGTATCGTCTCTGGGAGCAAGAAGGGAAGGAAAGGTTTTCAACCTTCTCCTTGTATTACAATCATATTCTCGAGCAAATCATTAACGGTTACAAAGACCGGCTCGAATAATTCTTCCTAATTACAATGCCGAAAATGTCATTGGGCTATAACGAGCCAGCAAGTGATGAGGTAATCATTGATATCGTGAAGTTACTTCTTGATTACGATGATACCTTCTCTGACAGAGTTTCTCCTTTATTGCGTAAGGAGTTGATTGAATATCTGCACAAACCAAAGGCTGAACAATCACACTTCTTTCCTGACTGAAGATGAATATTTTTAACTATCTCAAAGATAAAATTCTATCACCTTTCCGGCGCAGCCCTACACTTAAGCCCTTAATACATCATCTAACGCTGGAAGAGGTTGTAGTTCAAGCCTTAGAGGACAAAGTGGTTAACCTCAAAGTAGAAGATAAAGATGGCTGCCATATCATAAAAGTAACACATGAAGTTTAAAGCTTTCTCAAGAGACCCTGAAAACCAAGGAAACTATATTAACCTAAAGGTCGAAGCTCTTGATAGAGAAGAGGCTCTCGCTGTTCTCAAGAAAGCCTACCCAAAGAGATCTTGGGAAATAACAGAACTACTTGAGAATAAAAACCGAGGACACGATCCTCGTCATTACTTACTACGGAGATAATGGGCAAGAGCAACTTAGAGATGATTCTACGCGCGCAACTGAATTGTGAAGGAATCAAATTCGAGGAGGAATACAAGTTTCACCCGACCAGACGCTGGCGTTTCGACTTCGCTATTCCAGAGAAGAAGATTGCTATTGAAGCAGAGGGTGGAGTCTGGTCAGGGGGGAGACACACGACAGGATCCGGCTTCACGAAAGACCTAGAGAAATATGGAGAGGCTTTGATTCTCGGCTGGAAAGTTCTCAGATGCACGGGGAGCCAGATCGAGAGTGGTCAGTGCATTGATTGGTTGAAACAGATTCTTTAATTTTTTCTTTTATACGATGCAGAGTCCGATAAAGGCAGGCGACAGCCTGAAGACAAAGAGATTCCTTTTCTGGGAGGTGCCGGAAGGATGGCGGGCGCGAGAGGGAAATTTAGATATTTACAATGAGGATGTGATAAGACACTCGGAATGCGGACAATATCTTCGTGTTGGAATCACAGATGATGGACAACCATTTCTCTACTGCCCACGCTGTTTGATCGTAACAAAAGTGATAGAGGAGTAAGAAACACCGTCTTAATTCTTTCTTTTATACGATGAGCGTATTAGTAAGTAACCACCTAGAAGAAGAACGAAATATTGATATTGAAGATGGTAGAATCTTCTTTAGATTAACTAGCCGCTTGAAAGACCCATTCGGGTTCATAACCTTTAAAAAAGACGATAGAGACTATGATTTCACCTTAACCGCAAAGTATTCTACTAATCAAAGGGATCCAGTAGTGATGTCAGAATTACTTAAATCGCGTGGTGAGTTTCACCGCCGAGCAGAAGAAATTAGTGAGAACCCTTCTTCTGTCAATTGGAAGCAGTTGACTGACTTTAAGGACTGGGATGACCCAAATTTAGAAATGTATGTGAGTCAATGATGGAAGAACACGTTAAAATCTTTCGTAACTTCTTCGGGATCGCGGATCAAGTTCCACAACTTTCCGCGATCTCGGGAGACTTCGGACCTGACATTCACCACATCGTTCCAAGAGGGAGGGGAGGCGGAAATGAAATCACGAATCTTATAGCATTGACGCGTCAGGAACACGCCAGAGCCCACGGAACGGTGCTACCCAGGTTGACAGTCGGAGAACTACAAACGGCTCAAAGGAGAGCCATCCAGGAGCTTCTCAGAGAAACAGGGAAAAGATTCGAAGATTGGGACGGGCAAAACTGGACAGATTGAGTTCTTTCCGGCTTCGGCATTCAGTGCCAAGTCCGGAGAGGATTATCTCTCCAAAAAATAAAATAAGGAGGTTTTATGGACATTACAGCAGGATCTATTTTAATGACTGGACACTGGAGACCCGCAAGAGGTTTCTATAGGAACAGGAAAGGATACATTAGGACTAAAGAAAGAGGTGCCGATTGGAAAATGGTTGTTATAGCGCTTGCTATTATCTTGATCTTAGTCTCGTTAACGAGAGCAGAAGCAGGTCATCAGGATGATTGCGACATAACACTGGAAAAGGAACTTGCAGCCGAAACTATATCAATAGATATAAAGACTGATCCCTCTTCAGCCTGTTACGAGAAGTTATCTATTTCACCATTATATGTTCAAACATCAGAATCTGATTCTGAACCGTTAGAACGAGGAACAGGAGGTTTGTATGCAGATTATCAACACAACAGACGAGATATTCGCCATGATAGCGAATGTCGTCGCCAAAGGTTATGGATGTAAGATAACTTGGGATCCCGAGGATGGGCTAACCCTATCCGGAGAAAGACAGTATTTCCCAATGATCTTGCAAGAAGTCAAGGCAATGTTTCGATAAAAAACTACAGGGTGAGATTTGACTCACCCTGTTATCTCGTGAACAATGTTTCGTCACGGACATTTAAAATAAAGGAGGGGGTTATGAAGTATCTTTTAATCGTAGTGTTAATTTTATCAGCTATGTCTGCTTGTTATCTGGGGTCTTCTATCGAAGAAGAGTTTATACCAAGCTCAGTAATAGGCGACATGGAAACCTTGGACTCCCCAGAGATGGGGCATGTAAAACTCAAATTTTCTTTCAAGCAATAAGGAGGTTGAAATGAAAAGATTAATTGTGTTATTAGCTAGTTTAGTATTCGCCGCTCCTGCTATCGCTGAAACCGAAAATCAAGCTATCTTGCAGGAGCATATTATCGAATACATAAATGAAATATCCGTCCAAGCCCTGGCGCAAGAAACCGCAGCGGAACAAGGTTTTGTTACCGCTGTCGTTGGAGAGGACAGAGTAGCCGCTGTTCAGATGGCACTCAAGCCCGGAGATTATACGCTGGTCGTAGAGGCTCTATATCCGGTAGCCTTTCCAAAGCCAGGCAATGGTTTAAACAAAGAACAAGTTGCGGCGTTAAATGGTTCTGGGACAGTAAAGATCTTACCAGGAGAAACCTCGACTGCCGTAATAGCTTTACAATGGAAAAAGGCTGGGTTATTCACAGATATAAGACACACGATAGTGAATACATATCTGGACTCGCCTGGTGCGGAATTTTGGTATATCTCACCGTGTGATCCAACTTTTCGAACCAAAGCACAAATAACAAACAAGCTTGGGTTCCTTGGGACAATCCTGTATACACAGTCAGAGTCTCCAACGTACAAGCAGGGCTTCCTAATGGAAGTGGATATACGATGTCCTGATGTTGGGAACCTCTTCTATTTCAGTCCTGAGGATGCGGCGGATCTGGATTTCGAAAAGCCTACCAAAGCATTCAAGATTGACTATGGAGAGTTATTTCCTAACTATACCCAAAGGACTCTTAATCCATCAATTCGCGATGACCTTTATCTTGACGAACTTCAATCTGGAGTCTCGATAGAAATAGATATCAGTGACCTAGATTAAACCTCTTCTTTACCGTGACAGCCCTCTGAGTAATCAGAGGGTTTTCATTTGCACTTCCATCTGCGACGAGCCTGGCAGATTCTCTTGTTCGGGGTCTTCTTGCAGTTGATGCTGTGCATCTTCTTCTGCCCTTCTGAGCGTGCGCAATATGACTTCCTGCGCTTGGCAGCTTTGCTTCCCTTCTTCACCTTGCCCGTCACTGCCTGCTTCAAACGAGAGCCAGGGTTGGCTTTACGATAGGCTGCAACACCTTTCTTGGTCATGCCGGCTCCTTTCTTGGTGGGACGGTAGTTAGCGTTCTTGCCTTTGGTGGTGCGGCGAATTGTTCTTGGCATTGGTGAAATTATTGGATTCCTTGAGATTCAAGGTAGTCTTTAAACGGAGTTGAGAAACCGTCTCCGTTAAAGAAGTAACCATACTTTACATCTTCTCTCGCAAATTTCAACTCTTCGATTGATTGTTCATCGCCAGCCAAGGCTTGCTTTACCACCTCTCCCAATCCAGCAGCAACCTTGTCGAAGCTCTTCTGCGCCCGTAAAGCATAAACTTTCTTCAGGTGAGAATCGAGCTGTTCTTTGGTTGCTTTGCGGGGGCTGCCAGTCTCAGTCGGCTTGTTGATTATCCCACCAAGTATATATTCACTTATGTCCGTTCCATATTCTTCAGCTATCTTCCAGCGTTCCAGGGCTTGTAGCTGAGAGACGCTTTGTGTTGCAAGGAACTCTTCTTGCTGCTGTTCATTTAGCTTATTAAACTTATCGTAAAGCTTTGCCGAGTTTAAGTTTTTTGATATCCCTTGAGGCACCCCTGCGGTGTCTACTCCACCTTCTGCTAATTTCCAGAACGCGCTTCTCGCGGCATCAGATCCGTTCTCAAGAACATAATCGAAGAGGATTTCCTTGCGTTGGTCTTTCGGCGTGTTCTGCATCTTCTTCTCGAGCTTGGTATATTCAGCTCTCTTAATGCGGTTCTCCGCTACCTCGGCTTCGGTTTCCTTGTAAAAGCGATTCAAGAAGATTGTGTCGCGAGCCGGAGGCTTTTCGCCCTGAGCTAGTTCTGAGGTAGTGGTGAAAAGGCGCTTAACGAATTTACCTGCTCCTCCAACTAGCTGATTGAAGATATATTCGATGTCTTCTGGCGATTGGTTTAAAGCTTTACCCATCTCGAGAGCAGCTTTTCCAGCCAGTGTTTCATCTATGTCATCGAAATACTGCTCCTCTTTAGGCAGTCCGGACTTCCACTCAGGGCGTATCATATAACCAAGACCACTCTTATTCCTGAAAAGCTCAGCCGGTAAATCGAAGGCAGTCGGGGTTATCGCAGAAAAGAAGTCGTCTCCCCCGATCGGATTGTTTGCCTCAAGGGCAGAAGATAAAAAGTTACCCAAGGAGTCTTTGATATTACTTTCTCCTTTAGTAAAGCTATTGACCTCTGAGAACAAAACCTTCATCGGGCGGAGAGACCAGGCGATAGGAATATTAATTGAACGGAACTCCCCGTTTTCTCCAGGAGGCAAAACAAAAATAATGCTACTATTCTTTTCCCAATCTGTAGTTTTCTTCCTCCACTCAGGGTCTATCGCGTCGTTTATTTGCTCAGTCTTGTAAACCAATGTTCCAACAGCTCCTGCTGTAGCAGCTAAGACCTTCGGATCTTTAAACGACTTTAACATCCGTGCGGTTCCTTGAATTGATGCGTTGGAGAACATATACAGCGCGTTCAAGAATGGGCTGGCTTTCCCTTTGCGATCGAAGTTCACCGTGACGTTCTTGGCAATTGAGGCTGCCTGCTCACGAGACAGCCCTTTCTCTATTGCCTGGCGATAAGCCCCTAGCCTTGTAGAGTCTTCGAAGATTGTGTTTAACGCATCAATCCCCTTAACCAACTTGGAGAAGGACTTCCTTGTTATTCCGGCGCGGTTCAAAGACCGAATATCAGAGATATCATTAACCGCTTTCTCAAGTCCAGTAAAAGCCATCCCTCCAGTTGTCCCTCCGTCCTGAATCATCTGCTTATACAAACGAGAGCCTTCTGTAGTCTTACCTCTCATCCGGTCAAAGACAGCTTTAACGTTTTGTCCTGTTGCGTCTTTAGCGATTCCTTTAACTGCGTGCTTGAATCCAAGATCTTTGAATGTGTTTATGAAAGACTCTTGTAGGTCACGGATTTTATTCGTAGGTCCGAATTCAACGTTGAAACGCGTGGCGAGATTCGAATAGTAACGAGTTATTGTCGCGAAAGGTCTAAAAAGCTTCGGCACAGACTCGATATTAACATTGGACAACGCTTCTGCTAGTTTCTTGTTCTTTATCTTTAAATATACAGGTTTTCCATTCTCCCGAATTGTCAGGACATCTTTCGGTCTATCAAGTAAAAACTTATCATCGAAGGTTTTGCCGATAGCCTTTGGCTTTACCTCCTCAAAAATATCTCCAAGAATCTTCTTGTTCTTACGATAGAAGTTTAGAGTAGACAGGTTCACTCGATTTTTCTCGGCTCTGAGAATTGCTTGTTCAAGGTTGTATTTAATATTAGCCCAAACATCTTGTACTTCCCTTTCACTCCCTTTCGCTTTCTTCAGCCCAGTCCCTTTAACACTCAGGGTCTTTCCTGAATAAGAATCCAGGAACCCTTTGACATCAGTATCATCCATCACTCTTTGCAGAGGAATATGGTTTGGGTACTTCGCTTGAAGTTCCTTCTTTAATTCTGGGGTTATGATCTGCCCTTCTTCCAAAACATCAAGCGTTCTCCTAGAGATATCCTGCAGCTCTTCTGCGATGATCTTTGCCTCACCGGAAAGCTCTTTGCCAAGTTTAGCAAATCTCTCAGTGGCTTCTGCTGTAGTGATTCCTGCAGCCTTCTCACCAAGAGCAGTATTTCTCTCTATGGCGTGCCGCGCAGTAAGGTAGTCATTAATCTTTGTTGGTTCTATTTTTTGGTCAAGTAACTGTTTGTCCAGTGTCTGGAATTGCTCTTCAAGATCGTCGAGCTTAGCTCTGGTTCTTCCGGAAAATAATTCAAACTTCAGATAAGGGTTGGTCTCATCTGAGTATTTTATACCAGGCTTCTCCATTAGCTTTTTTACTGAAAGCCAGTTATCCTGTATTCCTTCCCGTAGTTCATCTGAATATGAAAATTCATCCTGTAATGCAATTCGTTGTGTGGCATCTTCTATCGGGGTTTCTGGCTTCGGCGTTGGTATAGGCTTGACCGGAGTTTTTGCAGTCTTCATTGGGACAATTGCATCAGTAGCTGCTGGCTCAGCGCCTCCGGCTGCCTTCTTGTTAGCCTGCTCCCAGGCTTCTTTTAGTTGGGATTTGGTTTTTATTTGAGATTTATCAAAAACTAATAATTCATCAGCACCTCTACCAATTTTTATGTCCACTCCGTCATATCCTAATTTTTTCAAACTTTCAGTAAACTTTTTTGAACTACCAGAAATAATCACCGAAGCTGTATCCGCATTGGTTGCTCCTTCTATTATATCACCCTTATACCCAGATAATTTTACAATTTCATTAATATTAGTATTATTATCAATAACAAAAGGATTCTTTAATTCAATATTAAATTCCTTTACTGTTTTTTTACCACCAGATTTTTTAACTGCTTGATCCGCGAATTGATTAGCTCTATTCTTGTTTTTAGTAAAGTAAAAACCATCACCAAAAAATCCGCTTTCACCACTTGCCTTACCGAATGTATCAGCATTAAATATTTCAAAGTCTTTATTAGTCCCGTGATAAACAGGCGCTCCTTGTGCCTTCACGAACTCCTCAGCGCTCTTATATTTCTTAGCCTCTTTAGCCAGAAGCTCCTCACCTGTTTCTTTAACGGCACTCTCAGTCTTTCTCGCGGATAGCTCTGCTAATTCTTTCGAGTCTTTCTTTGCCACAACGCTAGCAAGAGCCTTTACCTCTTCTACCTCGGCTAACTCAGGCTTTCTCTTGAACAGCCCTGCTATTTTAGATCCGATATTTTTAGCCTGTTCTACTGCTTCTGCTGCGAATTCTCCAGGATTTTTGATCACCTCTGCTACAGATCTAAAGATTCCTCGCGCCTGCTTGGCAGCGGCAATGACTTTTTGCGGGGTAGGAATATCCACGGCTAAAACCAAGTTGTTTAGTTCATTGTTTCTAATATCCTGAATCACTTCGCTCACTGTCTTGTCTCCAGAGGCAATCTGCCTTCTCTGGGACTCAGAAATTTTGTTAGTGAGGTCACCAAAGAAAGGATCTTGAAATCCAAGGCGATTGGCTTCCTCCTCTGTCGGAGCGCGTAATTCTGGCTCTGGTTCATATTGACCAAGCCTCTTTCCGGCAGAAAGCACCTCTGAAAGCGTAGAACGCTGCTCAGTAGACTGTTGCTGTTCAGCCAGAGGTTGAGTCGTCTGAGGTTCTTTTCTCGCAACCTGAGGCGTTTCTAAAGGTCGTTTTTCCAGAAGGACTTCGCTCAGCTTCTTTTTCTCTTCAGGCTCTGCAAATTTTGTTCCGATCCTTCTTCCAGCCGAGAGGAGGTCAGATAGGTTAGCCATTTCATTTCATGAGTTCAGCTTCTACATCAGCCAGAGACTTGCGCATTGTAGTTGGCTCGATCACTGGAGTAGAACGAAGGCGCCCCGGGGTTCTATCTAAAGGCTGCGGGTCAACTTGGCTAAGCCAGTATTCAGACCGACCAATGTCTCGCCCTGCAGCAACTGCGCCCATGAACTCAGGAACCTCAGCATTGGCGATATCTTTTATCAAGGGGTCTTGAGGATCTTCTTGCGGGATGTATGCCTCGGCTAACGCAGACCTACTGAACTCTGCTCTGTCTAATGCTGTTCGCGTAGCGGTGCCAGGGAAAACTTTCTCGGCAACAGCCCCAATAACCTTTGCCCCGTCAACAATATCTAAGTCGCGATCTTTAACTGCTTCGGCAGACTTCTGAATGAAATCTTTGACTACTTCGTCAGAGACGGGGGCAGCTGCCCTAGAGCCGGAGAGCTTGTAGGAACCGAGTCTTCCAACCGGAATTATCGTACCGTCTTTCGTAACCCCGTTAACGAACCCATTGTTGTCAGTGAAGTAGCGATCGATGCCAGGTTGATCAACAGGCAGTATTACCTTTTGACCGTCATCGTTAAGGACAGGGTCTCCAAACCCGTTCACCAGATATCCAAGATCTGAGGTTCCTTGCCAGTTGATTGTTGCCAGCTTGTCGGCGCGCTCTCTTGCTTCTTTGACGTATTCCTGAGCGCGGGTAGCAGCGTCTCTCTCGAGCTTGGTCATCTTTTCAAGGTAGGTTGTTATTGCCGCATCAGTATCTTCTCTCTCCTCTGCTCTGCTTATGTTGCGATCCTGTTGCAGTTTGTACACCTGGTCATCGAGATCTAAATCGAATTCCAAGATTTTGTTTTCCACTTCCTGATCAAGCTTAGCAAGGTTAAGGGCGAGGTTCTTCTCCTCATTCATTATGTCTTGCGCCATATAGTATGAGGTTGCCCGAACTGTTTCTCTGTAAAATCTGAGGGCGTCCTGCCCTTCTCTGACCGTCTCGTTGTAGTCCTTAACTGCGTTACTATCAGAAACGATTCCGAGGCGAGCGTTACGCTCAATGATCTGCTGCGCCCTCTTCTCGTTCTGTTTGGTGATTAATGATTCCTCATAAGCCGCCTGGGCTTCGTAGCGTTCTTTCTCGAAGCGAGCTTTGTCTATCGCTGCCTTGGATTTCAGTTCAGCTTCTTCTCTGAGAAGAGCCTGTTGGTCTCTGAGGTTCTCGGGAATAGAGCTGCTTCTTTTTGTGAGGGCATCTAACCTGGAGCCAAGAAGATCATCTGACTCTTTCTGATCCAGCTTCAACCGCTCTAAAGTATTTTGAAGACTTACCGCTGCGGTCTCCTTCTCCGTCTCATCAAGAAGAGTAAATTTAGTATCCAGGATAGAAGGAACAACGGTTCCAATTCTTTCCCCAGTGGAGAGGATCGAGGAAACCCTTTCTCTTTGTTCTTGTTCTTGTACCCGTCCTTCGATGTCTTTCTCTAATAACTCCCTTGAGAATGGCTCAAGGCTTGTGATTTTTTCGCCTTCAGATGTGTAGCTTGTTTTCAGCATATCCGGGGCAATATCAACTGTCCCGGCAGAAGCAAGGAGTCCACTCTGCCTTGTCCCTCTTGTGGGGAGAGTTGGATCAGACACAAAGGCAGGAGTTTTCCCAGCGGATCCTGTTGAAGTGGAAGTCCTAGAAGAAGGGAATGCTGGTGCATAATTTACTTTCTCTTCTCCTGTCTTGGGATCTTTCGTAACTTTACCATAAGATTTCTTTGCTTCCTCCTCTCTTTGCTCCTCGAGCATTTCTACAGCACGCGCAGTCTGCAGTCCCATAGCACGGGATGTTGCAGCTGAGACATCTGTTGTGGGTTTTTTACGGTAAGCCATTACTTCTTTGAGAAATCTTTAAGTTGTTTGAGCGTAGCAGAGCCAAATGGTCTGGCAGCTTTCTTTTGCCGCTTCATCCCTTTCTTCCTTCTGGAAAGCTCTAACGCTGCGGCTCGGCGTTGAGATTCAGATTTGGCTGGCATATCACGAGTAACTCTGAACAACAGCGTACAGTCCATCTTCAGCGTCTCCACCGTCTCCGCCGTCCCCTCCTCTGGTTGCACCAGTGCCTCCTGTCCCAGCGGTACCGGCACTTACATCAGGAGTAACTGAGCCTGTAATCGATCCTTTGTAGAGAACAGCAGCAATTCCTCCTGCTCCAGCCCCTCCTCCTCCGCCTCCTCCTCCATCAGCCTCTGGAGATCCTCCTCCTGCTGAACCATTAGCTCCATTTGACCCATTCTCGCCAGAACAATCAATTGAGGTAGAACTAAAAGTTACATCTCCTCCAACCTGGATAATAAGAGTCCCGCCTCCTGCGCCACCTGCCCCCCCGTTTCCACCCTCTCCTGCATTTGCAGGAACTGCAGCCCATGTTCCGGCAGCGCCCCCTCCTCCTCCAGATCCTCCCTGCGCCACTAAAAATGGGATGTTGCTGCTAGCCTGCGCCGTGGCAGTTAATGCCAGCCATTTCATGGAAGTAGATCCAGCAGTCCCTCCATCTCCGCCTTCTCCCACATCTCCTCCAGTTGACCCTCCGTCATCGCCATTGCTTCCAGCCGCGCCGTCATCTTTGATGCTCGCGCCACCACCACCCCCTCCACCTCCTCCCCCTGCATCTGCGGTATCGGGACCAGCGGTTCCTTTCACTCCATAAGAAGGAGCTGTATTTGCAAAAGACAGGGAAGATTTAACAGAGGCGGTTCCGTCCGTTCCGTCGTCTCCTGTGGAGGTGCCTGCTGTTCCTCCGGCTCCTCCTGGCATTCCCTTACCAGCAAAATCAAAAGTCCAGTTTGTAAAATCAGCATCGCCTTGGATTTTGAGAACTGTTACGCACCCAGTTGGAGTTACCGTGCAAGTTCTTGCTACGGAACCAGCTGTCCAGGAAGTGAACTCTTTAACGATGACAGTGTTATTTGACCCAGTTATCGTAAGGTTAGCATCTCCTTGAATTCCATCTGTTCCATCTCCAACAGCGGCCTCGATCTGCACACTCTCATCCGATCCATCATTTAAAGTTGTAACTTTAATTCCGTTGCCGGCAACGATTTTATCTTCGAGATACCCAGGCGTAGTGTCATCAGCAGACACAGAAACCAAAACATCTGTGGCTCCTGTGTCCACAACATCCCAACCTCCGCTAATGTATTGCTGGTTTTTTCCTACTGCTGTGTTGTAAATCATCATCCCGTTGGACGGAGAAGTTATTGCTGCGTCTCTGGCTGTTGCGTCGGCGTAGACAGGAAAACGAGCTGACCCATCGAACTCAACATCTCCTGAGAAAGTGTTATCACCTGAGTGAGTGTTGTCTCCTGCGAAGGTGTTGTCTTCAGTTAAAGAAGCCTTGTCGTTCAGAACGAGGTGAGAAACAGGAATCTCGATAACAGCTCCCACATTGTGAGTAACTCTATTGTCCGAATCGCTTCCGGTGTTAGCTAGAACCTCAGCAAGAGTAGCGCTGTCTGTCAGTCCTCTCTTCGCGATGTTGTCAATTATCAGTTTGTTAACCCCTCCGCTAGATGACGTTGAGGTAACCCACCATCTTTCTTTGGAGGAGTTTTGGCGGTCGATAATGATCTCAAAAGGAGCCGTCATACTGTCCGGCAGCGCGTTGACCTGAACCTCTGTGTCAGATGCTAATACAGGAACGTTTACAACGGATGCCTCATATAGACTCTCGTAGGCGTTGATAGCCATGGTTATGATTTAGAAGAAGAAGGGTCGTAATCTACAGGCGAATACATTATTTGGTAGCCCCTAGTTATTTGAAAGTCTTGTCCAGCTCCATCGCACCTGATGCGAACCTGAACGTTATAACCGCGCTTTCTGCACTTCAGTATGCATTTAAATGGTTTAAAAGCAACTCCAGAGCTGGAAACGTCTCCTCCCACTACGGACTCGCCTACCGCCACTCCTCCAACCCCGCCGTATTCAGCGGTAGCGGTGGAACTTTTGTCGATTGTCTTAGATGTTGCAAGAACCGCATTCCCGTCTTTATCCTCAACATAAGCCTCGAAAACCAGAGGAGGAGAAGACGCAGTCATTCGTCCGGCTAGTCTTATTTCATGGAAGTCCTTGCGCCGTGTAGGATCTCCAAGAGGGTCTTTATTGGTACGGAATTCGAACGAGATAGGGCTAACTGTTTTTTCGTTAGAACCGGTTTCATCTTTGTAGACTTGCCCGGAGTACGAGTCTCCGACGTAGGCGGTGTCATCCACCATTATTCCGCACGAATAGCTTCTCTTATCAAGATAGAACTGCTGGTTACGGAGATCGTAGATGATGCAGATGTTAGGTTCGTCAAACCCTTCCTGTAGCAAGAAGAACTTGAACTGACGCTTTGGCTTGTAATAATAGCCCCAGCCCTTGCTCTGGTCTTCTTTGAGTGTGAGCATCAGATCATCGATTGGATCTGAGACGTTCGTGTTAGCGAGTCCAGCGCGCCCCCCTGCAGAGGAGAGATAACGAAACTTGTTAGCGTCATCAAGATACATCCCCACGCCATCTCCTGCCACGACTAGCCTGTCGTTCTTGAAGGGGGATACTGCGTTGAGAGGCTGAGGAATTGGCGATCCTTCCTCGGTAACAGAGGAGATTCCAACAGCTCCGGTCTTTGTTGAGATGATCAAAGTCTGCGCTGCTGGGTCATCACCAACAATAGCCATTCCTTTTATCTCAGAGCTTAATAAATTGTTGCCATAAGTCCCACTAGCAAATGCGTAGATTTTCTCTGGGTTAGCATCTGTCACTGTGTCTGAATAATAATAAGCAGATGGTGAGCTTGGGTTTCCTGAAACATAAAGCTTACCTGTTCGAATAGCTCCGAACAGTGGCTTAAAATTAGGAATACCTGTATTAGGCGTGGAATACCCAAATGTATAACTTCCTGTTGTGTCAGAGTTAGCTGTTAAAGCTCCTGACCAAGTGCAGGAGGTAGCCCCATTGGTTAGGGTGCATTCACGAAGTTCTCCACTGGACGCGAAAACAACAGGGTAAACTCCTGACGCTGCCGTCCAGTTAGAAGCTAGGTTTTCTGAGGTGTCTCCTGTAGTAGGAGCTGAGGCAAAGGTCACTGATTCAGGTTCGATGAGCCCCATATTATTGGTGCCATCAAGCACAAAGCAATAATCTTTAAAGTTTATAAAGTTCGCATAAAGAACAGCACCCCTAGAGGATGGGATCTCATACCAGTCATCATTCAAAAAAACCTGCACTTCATCGCCAATCTGCCGAACCTGGACATTCGCAGTCGAGTTCAAAAATCGACCGAGGCTTCCAACCCGCCCGGCTGAAGCTCCTCCGTAGGCTATCGAGCCTTTCCGGTTCGTGAGCATTTCCTGCTCCAGCCGGAAGTTCTTCGAATCCGAAGTCGCAGCCCCAGAAGGTAGTTCGTCATCTGCCGAATTCGCGTAGATGCCCAGCCATTTCTTTACTCTGGCTGTTTTTATATTATCCGAGACAGAAGATAGTTCATCACCAAGCATTGAATTTAACAGGAGGACGATATTTCTTCACGAAGATAGCCAGGTTAGCCTCCCCTTTTTTAATGTTATTTACTATATCTTTCTGCATTCCACCCGCCTTGAGGAGTGCGTGTCCTCCTGCCAGAGGTCCAAGGACACTCTTTCCATAGCTTCCCGGGAAGATGCAGTCGTTACTGTCATCAATCTCCGGAGGGACTGATTGAGGATATATCGCGGTGCTAGTCCTTGAAGAGATTTCAAATACTTCTCCTGCGAAATGAGGAAGGGTGAAGGCAGAAACACCTGTTAGGGTGTGATACTCAGTGCCAGGCGTAACGCCGGTAAACTTTAAAACGTCACCATTAATCGTGATTGATCCTTTCTCAGGAACTGCCCCGAATACCTTGGCTGAGCTAGCCCCAACGGCGATGTCTTCTACTAGGTAGGAAAGCTCATTGTCTAGGATATTGCGGTATTGTTCATTGATAGCCTCATTTAAAATCTCATCAGTAAAGACGGTGCTGTCAGCCGCCTCTAGGATGCTGCCACGGATGTAACTACGGATTTCAGAAAGAGTGTTAGACATTGCTAGGTTTGGAGGATTTTACCTGATGCTTATTCATCAGGGCAAAGAAGTCTTTGATGAATTCTTTATTAAAGAGAGTAGGAAAGAGAACGAATCCCTTCCTGACCACCTGACGGATAACGATACCAACTGCAATCGCCACTGCGGGGTCTTTCATCACAGTCAGAGAGGTCACCGTTACGGACAGATAATCCGCGAAGGCGGCTATTCCTTCTTCTGTTACCTCAGAAGCCGCTGTTATTTTCAGAGACTTCTTGGAGTCAATCATTTGATCCCTTTAGTAGCTGAGATGCGTCCCCAGATCGTTACAGCACTTGCAATGAGTCCAGCACCAGCCACAAGGAGAGAATTTAGGTTAGCTTGAATAGTCTGAACCTCTGTAGCAGAGAACCAACCCATAGATTGCCCTACGACGATTACTGCAGAGGCGATTGAACCCCAGAAAGTCTTTGATGCCAGAAGACTTTTTGTTTTAGCCATTGTGAGAAAAGAAAAAATTAAAGCTCAATAGAGTCCGTGAATTCGTCGCGGATGATTTGCTGACCAGCGCTCTTCGTGATCAGATTCTCTGCTCCGAAGTGGTCAGCCCAGACACGAAGCTCATCGTTCATGACGACATCAGCGCGATTACCATTTGCATCAGTAGCCCCTACCTGTAGTAGCGCCTTGCCATCTTTCTCCCACCAGTTTGCATATTCTCTCCAGGTCTTTACCGTTACATTTCCTTCTTCGTCAGTAACCCTTGAATTAGGGAACGTCTCAGGGACTTCCTCGTCCAGACTTTCGACGCGGACAAAAACAAGAGCGCCATTGACTTCAACCTCATTTGCCAGGAGTTCTTGTAACTGCCCCTGAGTGCAGCCAGCCGTGATTACGCTATCTCCAGACAGCGTCCGCAGCTCCTGCACCACCGGTATATTTTCCTTTCCGGAAATGTTGATCATTATGCTCATTGTTATTACGGAATGGAGTATGACAGAGTAAAGAAGAAAAGTAAACTAGTGGTTGAGATATTTTTCAATCTTGGAAAGTACGCCTCCGGTTTGCGCTTCGTCGTAGGTCGAGACGTTCTTCTTTTCGTTGGTGACCGAAGTATCGGCAAAGATTATATCTTGCTCGTCCGCTGCCGCTACATTTTCGACGATCTCAGCGTAGGTAACTTCATTTGCTGCGGTTTGGTCAGAATTAAACCAGAATTCTTTTCCGCAAGTTATATCAGCTTGAATTAATTCAGGAGCCATTGGCTGTTGAATCTCTGTCTCTGCGTCGTTGTGAAAGTTTCCTGCGGGATTCATCAAAATCCCGCCTACGGCATCTGCCGTGCCATCTGTTAATGCTGGAACACGAATAGTGCTTGCTGTGCCTTGAACTGACCCATCGTTGCTATTGCCTGACAAATCTACCCAAGTTGATTCTCCTGATCCTAAATAAGTAGCGACTGATGAACCTGATACTTTAAAATCAAAGTCAGTTATCCATCCATTAAGATTATAAGCAGAGGTCTCAGAATGGTGTGTTCCTATTCTTAATTTATTAGTGTCAATTACTATATCACTCGCATTAGTAAATGATATTTCCTCAACTCCATCTACTTTTAAAGAGTAATTTCCGGAAACATCACGAGTTAATAATATGTCGTGATAACCTTCTGAAATAGCTCCTGACGAAGTTTCTAAAATACCCCAAGAAGACCCATTTGTTGAACCTACTACTCTAATAACATTACTTGTAGTTAGCCCTACTCTAAATGAATTATAATCTGTGTTTCCAAGATCAAATAAAACTGTTTGTGTTCCCAAGAAATAAGCACCAAAACTAACCTCAAAAGGCTTTGCTGATACATCTTCTATGTCAAAATCGTTTGATGTGACCTCTACAAAAGTGTCAGAACCATTGAAATATAAAGCCTTTGTATGACCCTCTAAAAGATTATAGTGGGAGTTGTCTTGTTTTGTTCCCCAGAAAGTAGCGAGTGTAGCGTTTGTGATTGTCCCGTGATTATCGTTTCCTGAAGTATCATAAGCTATTGCTCCTGCTCCTTCGGCAAAAGGAATGTGAAGAATTTCCTCACCTGTTAAATCATTTGTTACTTTAAAATCTACGATGCTTCCCTGAAATGGAGAAGTCTTATTGTAATCGTAGACTCCTATTGTTGGATATGAAGTATCAAATGTTTGAGGTAATAATTCCACAACGTCACTTGTAGAAAGAATTGTATCACCGTTATTTACTCTGATAAAACATTTACCGCTTGTCCCAAGAGCAGAAGAGTGCCCAACTTCTAAGTATATCCATCCA